ACAACATTGGTTTGAAGATGTAAATAACATCAACAACGCAACAGATATGCCTGCAGCAACTGAAGTTCCCACAACATACACTGAATCCGCTATCGGAGATAACGGAATTCGTCCTAAGAAACCGTGGAATGCAGGCCTCAGAGAACATTGGAGCTGTCTTCGTAAAACGAAGTACTTACTTCGTTCTGGACAATCAATTACACATAAAGTAAAATTACCTTCAACTGAAATGTCTCATGAACAAGTTTTTGGTTATAGTACAACTGGTACCCTAAATGTACTTCCTTACCAAAAAAGCCTATCAATAGAAATCCTGGGATTCGCTATTGGTGAACTTTGTTTCGACAAACAAACAGGAAGTCAATCTATGTGTACAAGCAGTGTATTTCTACAAGCTAGATCTGAATGGGATTTCTCAGCACGTGTAGGTCCACGTGCTCGAGACTCATATGAGATTAAAGGCTTGTTTGATTTGACAAACCCTGCTAACAGACTGACATTGTTTCCAGTTATCGAAAACGGGGACCAAGTCATTCTTACTTCAAATGCAACAACACGTATTACAAATGCTAACCAAGATATTGTTTAATTCCCCTAAAGGGGTCCCTTTTTACTTTTTAAGATATATATTATAATTTATAAGAAGTATTATTATTCAACAACACAATTTTTTAATTATCTAAATGTTGTCCCTGGAACTGGGTTAAATCACCCCGAATAGGGTTAAATCCCGGGGCAAGAGAGGTCGGCAAGGTAGCCACATAGCCAACAGTCGCACTCTTGTGGACAAGCTTCTCCCCCCCAGGGGTAAACTCCACTATCTCCGTTATCCTCCTGATCAACTGATTCAGATCCTCCTCCACCCTCTGACCCCACAGAACTTCGGGGCGAGAAGTGGTCGTGATGACAAAAGTCTTCGCGGAGAGCGGCATCGAAGTCCCCTTCGCTTCCACTCGCATCGGATATCGATCCAGAATACGCAGGAGTTCCGAAAAGAGGCAAAAACCGGGACGATAGTCGTCGATCAACACTACCGTCTCTCCCCGGTACCCGTCCCACCATTTCCCGTTGCCCATCTTGACATATGCATCGGGGTACATCTCGAAAGCTGTTCTCGACTTGCCTGATCCAGTCGGTCCGTACCACCACAGTACAGTATTTGGCGTCGAGTGGTCTCGATCCTTGCACAAATGTACCCGTTCTAATTCCTGTAATCCACGATTATAACGAATGAAATCACTGGGAAATGAAACAGCAATTTCAGCCATAGAAGAACCTTCCATAATAGCCTCAGCAATCGAGTCTAAATCTGATCGCTTTCCCTGCTTGGGAATGCTTCCATGTTCTCGGAATGTTCCTGGGACTGCGGAAGCGGGCTTTGAACAGTAACTCTTATTCTGTTCCGCTGTTCCCTTGGCAATCTCGCAATGCGGGATAGCTCCGGCAACGCTACTGATACGTTCTCGGACAGTGGCCAAACGTACGGCGTTCGTGAAATAAACGTATCCCTGATGATGTCGCCGTCCTGTCTCTGGAGCAATCTCAAGTTGATAGCAGCTATACGCTGCTCCACTAATGATAAGTTCGTTGGCTGGGGTGACATTTTCTAAATAATTAACTGTAAAACACCAAGCTCGGTTTTTAGACATTTTTAATTTTTTTATGAGAGGATTCACCCCGCGTTCTTCTTATTTTTTATTTTATTTTATAAAAAAACATGAATACAGCCACATTCCTGACTCGAATACAGCCAAAAACGTATCTTGTACAGTTTTGCGGCATAAAAACTGAAAATTTGATCACCTTGGAATTCATAAATTATAATACAAGCAAACGACATAATAACAAGCAACCGATAATCATCCGGATGCTTGTTAACAACTTACAAGCTACCGGTTTTAACCGGATACTTGTTAACAATTTACAAGCTACCGGTTTTAACCGGATACTTGTGAACATATAACAAACATCCGGTAATAACCGGATGCTTGTATATATATTAACAAACAACAGACAAAGTTTAACGGCTATAAACTTCATCTTTTAAAAGTCCTCCAATTAATTGGGCCTTTACGCATAGCGTTCTGAATTCTTTTTCCAATTTCGGTTTGAACGCGACTAGCTAATTTCAAACCATCAATTCCATATCTATATAAATTGCTAACTCTTTTACGCATCTTTGGAAAAGTTCTTTGTGCAGCAACTAACGCCCTTGCTTTAGTATAAAAAGAGCCATATTTGGCCTTTTTCCTGCTACTATATTTATTATTACGGAGTAAATTTAGCTTCATTTCTATTTAATTATGAAGCAAATAGCCTGGCACAGATACTCTGGCACAGAAGTGAGCGGTAATACTGTACGCTCACTAAACTGTGCCAAAAAAGAATGAATCTACGAGGATATCACAATTCTTTGGACGATATCCGTGAATTTAAAAAAGGTCCTGTTACATCTCAAGGAGTATCATATTACGATACTTTTAAAACATTAAAAGACGGAACAAAATATCTATATAATCATCCTGAATATATAAGAGCAATTCCTGATTTTTATCAAGTATATAAAAACAGTTTTAAATCATCTCCTGCATTTCGGTCAACAAACAAGAACCCGAAATATGTCAAAAAGACAATTCTCCCAAATCAGTTCTTCGGACAGTTTCAACGAAGAAGCGGACAAATTTGGAAGCGATCTCGTAGGTTACGAACAAGACAATCTTGGTATCGTAAGCGATCGTCAAACAAACGGTATTAGATTAAAAGCAACCCCTATGCCTAAAGGATTCGGAGCATTCCGAGGTACAGCTCCAGATACTTTAGCAATGGCAAGAAAGCTTATTAATGGTCTTACTCCTAAGACAAGATTCCATCTTAACAACGTCGACTTCGACATTAGTTCGGCCCGAGGTGGATATCAAGTCGTTTTCGACTCATACGCACGAGTAGTAAGATCAAACTTAGCGGTTGATACTCTTATAAGACACGGCAGAAACGATCTCGACAATGCTGGCACAGCATACTCTGAAGATGTAATGAGAGTATGCCAAGTTGAAAAATGGAGACGTATATATGAAAAATGTCTAAACGACAGTAATTTGCAATATACAGGAAATATGGGTGCAGATGCAGCACTTTCAGTTGCTGAAATAACTGGCCCATCCCTAATAATAACAGGATTTGAAACAGTAAAACATTTTTCAAATTTCGGTCTTAATACTATCGTATTAGAACTATGGGATATGCTTTGTATCAAAGATACCCAATACACACCCTTACAACATTGGTTTGAAGATGTAAATAACATCAACAACGCAACAGATATGCCTGCAGCAACTGAAGTTCCCACAACATACACTGAATCCGCTATCGGAGATAACGGAATTCGTCCTAAGAAA